AAACTAAAATCGGTTAAGTTTTTCAATGAAAATCTATTTAATGAACTGATGTCCTTATGGCTTCAAAATAATGCAGGTTTGAATATTGTTTCGGTGCATTCCACTTTAATTCAAACTATTTTAGATACCATTACACAAGGGTACGAACAGAATTTAAGTGTTGCTGATATTTCAAGATTATTACAACAACAAGGATTTTATCGAGCGCAATCTTTGAGAATTGCAAGAACAGAAACGACAACGATTACCAACGCTTCAACGTTTATGGCTGGATCTAGTTCAGACTTGGTTATGGATAAAGTTTGGATTTCGGCTCAAGACAAACGAACACGTAGAAAAGTGTTTGACCATTTACATATGAATGGCGTGAAAGTTCCGTATGATGATGACTTTATTGTGAGTGGCGAAATGTTAAGTTATCCAGGTGATATTACCAATAGAGAAGTTCGCACAAGCGCTGGGAATATAATTCAATGTCGGTGCAAGGTTGCTTTAGTTGCTAGAGTTGATAAAGATGGTTTTGCGATTAGGAAATAAAATTAATTACTTATTTATACTAAATTAAAATAATATTTATATATTTGTACTATGGAATTTAAACAATTATCATACGACCTCAAAGAATTAGACGACACAAAAGGCGTTGTTATCGCTTATGCCAATGTTTACAACTTCAAAGATAGTGATGGAGATGTTTCTGCCTTTGGTTCTTTTGACAAAACAGTAAACGAGAACTTTAAGAGGATTAGAGTACTCAAAGACCACAATCCTACAATGATGATAGGAGTGCCTTTGTCAATAGATACTAAAGATAGTTATGGTTTACTTACTACTTCTAAATTTAACTTAAACAAGTCTTTGGGAAAAGATATGTTTACTGATATTAAATTGATGCACGAAAGCGGTTTAAACGCTGAATTGTCAATTGGGTATAAGGTTATGCAACGTGACCAAAAAGACAAAAGCATAATCAAAGAATATAAGTTAATGGAATATTCTTTTTTATCAAGCTGGGGTGCTAACCAACTATCAACTGTTCAAGATATAAAAAGCATTAAATCGCATTACGGTTTAATGGAATTAATACAAAAATCATACGATTTGGATTATTCAGACGAAAGATTAAGACAAATTGAAAACTTATTAAAATCACTCGATAAAGAGCCGTTGCAAAGCAACACTACGAATTTAGAGCCGATTATGGAAACTTTAAAATCATTTACAAACTCTTTAATCCTTAAATAAAATGGACGAGAAATTATTAGCCGAATTGGCAAACATTAAAAGCGGTTTAGAAACTAAAACTGCATCTGAAGTAAAAAGCGCAATCGATGCGTTTGAAACTAAATTAAAAGCTGATGTAAAATCGACTTTTGAAAACGAAATCAAAGCGGTTCGTTTGGAGATGGAAACTAAATTCAATGCGGATTTAAAAGCTATTCAAGACCACGCTGACAAATTGGATGTCAAACTTCAAGAGAAACAAGCTGAAACAAAAGAGGGTGACTTTTTGCAAAACGAAATCAAATCGAATATCGAAGCGATTAAGTCTATCAAAAAAGGTGCATCATTCCAAACTAAAGCGGTTGGAAATATGACTACTGCTAACGTATCAGGCTCAACTCCTAAAACGTACAATCTTGATATTGTTACTTTGCCAAGTCAAAGCGTAAACATCGAAGATTTAGCAAGACCAGTTTCTGCTGATAATGGCACTTATGTTTTCACACGTGAATTAGCTGGAGAGGGAGCAATCGCTGCTCAAACAGAAGGGTCTGCAAAAACTCAAAGAGATTACGATTTTGAAGCTATTGATGTTACTACTAACTTTATTGCTGGTATTGCTCGTTATAGCAAAAAAATGAGAAACAACCTTTCTTATATTGTAAACTCAATCCCGCAATTATTGCGAAGAGATTATTACAAAGCCGAAAACGCTGCGTTTCAAACATTGTTAGCTGCACAAGCTACTGCTTCGACTGAAATAATCACAGGTAAAACAAAAGCCGAAATGTTGATTAATGAAATTGGTAAATTGCAAGATGCTGATTACAATGAGACAAATTATATCGTTGTTAAACCGACTGATTATTTGTCAATATTGAAAACAGCAAAAGACGATTTGGCTGCTGCGGTTACTTACGACGCAGGTATTTTAAGAGTTGCAGGAGTGCAAGTTTTGAAAGCATCAAACTGGTTACCCGCTAATAAATACTACGTTGGCGACTGGTCAAGAGTATCGAAAGTTACAACAGAAGGACTTTCTTTGGAATTTTCAGAAACAGAAGGTAGTAACTTTGTAAACAACAACATTACAGCTCGTATCGAGGCACAAGTTGGTTTTGTTGTAGAACAACCAGCCGCAATCATTTACGGTGATTTTACTGCTGTATAGTTTTTGGATTAGTTAATTATTTAAAACCGTTTGGTAATTCAAACGGTTTTTTTTATATCTTTGAATTAAAATAAATTAGCTATGAAAAAATACGAAGTGTTAAAACCTTTTTTTAAATTATCGGAGCAAAAAAACTATGCTATTGGAGACACTATTGAATTAACAAACGATGACGCTTCTGATATGGTTAAATACGATTTAGTAAAAGAAATCAAATCAAAAAAGAAAAATGACTAATTATACTGATGTTATTTCTTTAGACCGTGCCAAACTTTATCTAAAAGTAGATGCAGGTCAATCGGAAACAGATGCTGAAATTACGCAAATGATAGGCAGTGCGTTGTCGTATATCGAAAAGAAAACTAATCACATTTTTAAAACACGTGATAAAGTTTACTATAAAGATTGTGCCTTGGTTCAACAAGTAAAAGTTTATGATTATCCTATTCAAGATGCACCGACAGATACAATAGTAAGACCTTTGTATTCGATAGTTCCAACGGTTAACGATATGGTTACTTTAGAAGTAGGATATACCAACGTTGATGACATACCAACTGAATTAATCGATTGTGCATTATCAATTATTAACTTTTGGTTTTATAATTCTGAGACAAAAGGAGCGGAAAATTCTATTCCTAAATTTGTTGAAATGACTTTGGATCAAAACAGACGTTTTTTATGAAACCGAGAAAATACGATAGATTAATACAACTTTGGAAAACTATCGAAACACAAGATGGGTACGGTGGCTATGTAATTAGTGAACAATTAGAATCTACTTTCTGGGCAAATGTTCAAACTAAAAGCGCAAGGAATCAATCGGAAAACGGTAGCGTTCAAAATATTAATCAAATAGTATTTACAATTAGAAACCGTTATGATATTGATGTTAAAGATTGTTATGTGAAATATCAATCAAAAAACTATCAAATAAACACGGTTACAAATCAGGACTTGAATAACATTGAAATAACTATAGTTTGCAATGGCAGTTAGAGGAATAAACGGTGCAATTTCACAAATCAGGCGGTTAAGTCAAGAAGCAATCCAAAAAATGGAAGATGCAACCGAGCAAACAGCTAGAGAAATTGAATTAAAAGCAAAAACACTAGCACCGACTGATTTAGGTAAATTAGGGCAATCTATTCAGGCAGAAAAAGTAACTGCAAAAAAATGGAAAATTGTAGCTGGGGGATTAATTGCACCTTATGCTCCGTTTGTCGAATTTGGAACTGGAACTTTAGTACAAGTTCCAAGCGAATGGACGCAGTTAGCATCTGAATTTAAAGGCAAAAAAATAGGATTGGCTGGCAGTGATTTTCTTCAAAACATAAAAGATTGGTGTAGGCACAAAGGTATTGATGAAAAGTACGCATTTGCAATTATGTTAAAATTATTGCGTGTTGGTCAAAAACCACAACCTTATATGTATCCAGCTTATATAGAAGGTCGAAAAAAGTATTTAGAACGATTAAAAGCAATTATAAAACGTTATGGCTCAAACTAATACAACAAATCCAAACAAACATATTAGAAAAGCAATATTTGATATTGTCAATCCTTTATATCCTTGTTTTGATATGCAAATCACTGGGAATAAAAACCCTCCAGAATACGTTTTAATGACTTCGCAAAGCAACCAAATTGACAAATCTATTAAATGCGGTTATCGGTGGGAATGTAGTCTTTTATTAGATATTATCACAATTTACAAAGGTTCAGGAAATACAGGTTCGAGGGTAAAAGGAGACGACATTCAAAGCGAAATTTACGAACTAATAAAAAATATAGAAATTCCTAATTATATCGTAATTAATCGTACTTTTGTATTTCAAGATTCGTTAAGTTTGAAAACACCAACGGAAAATATATTTAGAAACTTTATTAGAGTAGAATTATTAATCAATTAAAAAATAAATATTATGTCACAAAAAGGAGAATTGGGAATTGTTTATATGTGGGATGCAACAGCTTACAAACCGTTTGCTTGTTTGACCTCAAATAGTTTAAGTACAACTGTTTCAAGCATCGAAAGTAACACAAAATGTTATCCGGGTGTAACAAAGAAAGATTATGGAACATTTAACGGTTCAATTTCTTTAGAAGGAGAATATATTGACACTACAACTGCGGGCGGAGATACTTCTAAAAAGTCTCACGACGCTTTACTTTTGTTGCAACAATCAAAAACTAAAATAGTTTTCAAGTTAGATACAAACGTAAACGATGCAGCTTCTGTAAAATATTTTGGAACAGCTTTAATTTCAGATCTTAGTGCTGATTTTGGTAGTGGAGACGATTTAGCTACATTTTCGGCTACTTTGGATATTGACGGTGGTTTATTGTTAACTGATCCAAACGATTGAGCTAGCGTTTTCAATAGTGTTTTTAGCAATGAATTTGCATAACCTTAATTAAACTAAAATGACAAACACAGCATTAAAGGCGCAAATAGATAGCCAAATTACCAATGAAACGACTCCAAACGGAATTACACCAACAGACGTTGGAATGAATTTAAAATCAGTTGTAGATTATGCAGATCAATTAACGCCTTATAAAGTTTATACGGCTTTTTTACAGTTTGTTGATGGTTCTACAATTATTCCAACGGTTATACACAACAACATAGGCGACGGTAGTGGTGACGGTGTAAATGATATTGCGTGGTCATATAACACATCAACACAACCGAAAGCCGTAATGACCGATGCCCCGTTCTTAGCTGATAAATGTGTTTTTGTACCTACTATGTACTTTCAAAGCAATACAGCTTATTCTTTGAAAGGCGCAAGAGTTTCAGATACTGAATTTAGACTGTTTTCTGCTGAAATAGCAACGAGTACAGCGTCTTTAGCTTTTGTATCGGGTGTTTTTGTAGAAATTAGAATTTATAATTAATTATGAAAAAAATAAACTTATTTATTGGTGGTCAATATCGAGACTTTTATTTTGGATTAGGTTTTTTGGGTAATTTACTCGAAGAAACTAATACTAATATGGCAGACTTTGACGATAAACGTTTGTCAAATCCTTTCAAATGGGTGCCGTTAATGATGTTTCATTCGTGCGCTTGGGGGTTTATTCGTGAAAATAAAACAGTAGATTTTACTTTGCAAGATATGATTAATTGGATTGACGATACAGATGTAGAAACTTTGCAAAAGTTTAACGAAGCGTTTGTAAGTTCTTTAATCAAAAACGTTCCTATTCAAGAAGATTCTAAAAAAAAAGTAACGAAAAAATAAATTGGAATGCTGATGTAATTGCATTTGCAATTGGAGAGTTAAAAGTGCCTAATTTGGAAGCGGTTTACGATATGACGTGGGCGGAGTTCCAAATTAGGCTTTTTGCTTATAGAAGAATGGATTTGTACGATTGGGAAAAATTGCGGGAGCAAATGTGGGTGACTTACATAGCAAATTACCAAGATGTAAAAAAAATGACAAAGCGAAAAGAACAGTTTTTACCTTTACGAAAAGACAAAAAACAAAGTATTGGAGTTTCACAAGAACACAAAGATAAATTTTTAGAAGAGTTCAAAAAATGGCAAACAGCGGTAGGTTAGAGATAGAAATTGGAGCGGATGTAAGCGGATTAGAGCAAGGTATTAGTCAAGCTGAAAAACAATTAAGGACGTTAGAAAGTCGAAGAGATGCACGTATAAAAATTGGTGCTGATACAACCGATTTAGACCGTAGAATTTCAGGAGTAAGCACACGTTTAAACGAATTGCGTACAAGTGCTTCAGGTGCTCAAACCGCAATGCGTGGGATGACTGGTCAAGTCGGTAACGGTTCAAATGCTTTAATGCAATTTAGCCGTATTGCCCAAGATGCTCCTTATGGAATAATAGGTATTGGCAACAACTTAACAGCAACTGCTGAAGCATTCGGACATTTACGAAACCAAACAGGCTCGGCTGGTGGTGCTTTAAAAGCAATGGCTCAAGTTTAATGGGAACTGGAGGTGTTCTTTTAGGGGTTTCTTTACTTACTACAGGTTTTACATTATTGGCTCAAAGCGGCTTATCTGTTGGTGATATTATTGATAAAATAACAGGGGATTTTGATGACTTTGGTGCATCTGTAAAAAAGGCACGTGAAGAGGGTTTGAAGTCTGCCGGTAAAGAAGTCGAGAGTTTCGGCTGGTTGCGGTCGCTCAAAACGAAGTTATTTCTAAAAAAGACCGATTAGTAGCGGTTGAAAAATTACAGTCTCAATTTCCTGCATACTATGGCAATTTGTCGAAAGAGCAAATTATGTATGGTGATTTGACAAAAGCAACTCACGAAGCTACAAAGGCAATTATTGCAAAATCAGTAGCTGAAAAATTAGGAGACAAAGCTGGTGAAAAGTTTATTGAAAGATTAAACGCTCAACAAAAATTTAATGATGCTAAAAAAGCTATTGACGCTTTTGATGCAAAATCTGCAAAAAACAGACTTGAAGAAGAAAAATTAAGCGCGTCTCAAATAGCTATTATTGAAGCTAAAAGAAAAAATGCAAGGCAAGAATTATTAGACCAAGCAGAGGAAGAAAGGCAATCCGTTATAAAATTAGAAAATCAATATGTAAAATTCGGTCAAGTAATTGATAAACTAAATCAAACTGCTGCTCCATTAGAACAAAAAGCACCAAAAAAAGCCAAAAAAGTATTTGACACCCCACAAGTAACAGGACTTACTAGTACTATAATTCCAGCGCCTTTATTTGATGTCAAAGGCATTGCAGTATTTAATGGGCAAGTTGATGAGTATGGAAATAAATTAAAAAGTTTACAAAATATTATCACTACTTCGATGGGGCAAATTCATTTAGCGACCGATACAGGGTTGTTGGCTTTAAATGCTTTGCTTTATGAATTTAATCAAGAAGCCAGCGAATTAATTGAAGGGTCTTTAGTAAATACCTTTTCTGGAATTGGGGATGCGATTGGTAATGCTATTGCTACTGGAGGGAATGTGCTTAGTGCAATTGGAAATTCATTATTATCTAGTTTAGGGGCTTTTCTTTCTGATATGGGTGGAATGCTTATAAAATATGGACTTTTAGCAATAGCAAAAGGGAAAATAGATTTAGCAATATTAACAGGTGGACCCGTTTCAATTGGTGCTGGTATCGCAGCAGTAGGTGTTGGTCTTTTATTAAAAGCCGCAGGAGCATCAATTGGGAATATGGCAAGAAGCGGAGGAAGTAATAGCTCATCATCCACAAGTTCAGGTTCAAACGCAAATAACAGCACACGTGTAAGTGGTGGTTTTAGTGGTAGTGGTGGTTTTGGAAGCGGAACAGTTGTTTTTGAAATAGCTGGAACTTCGCTAATTGGAGTTTTAAACAATACACAAGCACGTAATTTAAGAATAGGAGGTAATTAATGGAAAAATATTTTTTAATAAACAACTATACAGGGTTTTCAGTATTTATTTATGAAAAAGATTACGAAGGCGTAAGTACTGAAATATTTGGCAAAGTTTCATTTGACAAAGGTAGTGTTAAGGATATTTTAGACCCCATTCGTGGAACGGGTTTATCTTTACAATTACAAGCCGATTCTAATTTAACTTTTGAGGAATTTTCAGTGGCAGACGAGAAAACATACACGGTTACAGTAACAAAAAACGGTCAAACTTTTTTTAAAGGATTCTTAAAACCCGATGGAATTACTCAAAGTTTTGTTCAAGATATTTGGATTGTAAATTTAGATTTTGTTGATGGATTGGGAGTGCTCAAAGATTTAGCATTTGTAAATAGTGCTGGAAATAATTTTGTAGGTAAACTTT